GCTACTACCGACACTACGACGGCATGGCTCTTCTGAAGCACGCCCTGCACAACACCTGCCCGAACATGATGAAGAAGATAGGCGAGGACGAGAACGGCAACGACATCAAGGTGCGGAACAGCGAGGGCATTCAGCTTGCCAACGCCAAGATTGACGAGATAAGAAACGGCTTCACGGAGTGGATGGAGAGCCAGTCGGCGGAGTTCAAACGTAGGTTGACGGAAATGTACAACCGCAAGTTCAACTGCTACGTGCGCCCACGCTACGACGGCTCGCACCAGACCTTTCCGGGGCTTGACATGAAAGCCCTCGGTGGCAGGTATGGCATAAAGAGCGTCTATCCCTCGCAAAGGGATTGCGTGTGGATGCTCCTGTTGAACGGCGGCGGCATCTGCGACCATCAGGTGGGCACGGGCAAAACCTTGATAATGTGCATGGCGGCGCACGAGATGAAGCGTCTCGGACTGGCGCACAAGCCGATGATTATAGGGTTGAAGGCGAACGTGGCGGAGATTGCGAGGACTTATCAGACGGCATACCCGAACGCAAGGATATTGTACGCTTCGGAGAAAGACTTCTCAAAGCAGAACCGTGTGCGCTTCTTCAACGACATAAAGAACAACGACTACGACTGCGTGGTGATGTCGCACGACCAGTTTTGCAAGATACCGCAGTCGCCGGAGATGCAGAGGCGCATATTGCAGGCGGAGCTTGACACGGTGGAGGAAAACTTGGAGGTGCTGCGGCGGCAGGGCAAGGAAGTGTCGCGCGGTATGCTAAAAGGCTTGGAGAAGCGCAAGTTCAACCTTGAGGTGAAGCTGGAGAAGGTGGAGCACGACATTCAATCGCGCACGGACGACGTGGCTGATTTCCGTCAGATGGGCATTGACCACATCTTTGTTGACGAAAGCCAACAGTTCAAGAACCTCACCTTTACAACCAGACATGACCGAGTGGCGGGGCTTGGGAACTCCGTCGGAAGTCAAAAGGCTCTCAACCTCTTGTTCGCAATCCGTACCATACAAGAGCGTAGTGGCAGGGATTTGGGAGCGACTTTCCTTTCGGGAACTACGATTAGCAATTCTTTGACTGAATTGTATCTGCTTTTCAAGTATCTCCGTCCGAAGGAGCTGGAACGGCAGGACATCCGTTGCTTCGACGCTTGGGCGGCGATATTTGCCAAGAAAACAACCGATTTCGAGTTTAACGTGACCAACAACATCGTGCAGAAGGAGCGGTTTAGGTATTTCATCAAAGTGCCGGAGCTTGCGATGTTCTACAATGAGATTACGGACTACCGCACGGCGGAGGACGTGGGCGTTGACCGTCCGGCGAAGAACGAGATTATGCACAACATATCGCCAACGCCAGAGCAGGAGGTCTTTATCGGGAAGCTGATGGAGTTCGCAAAGACTGGCGATGCCACGATATTGGGGCGTGCGCCTTTGTCGGAGACGGAGGAAAAGGCGAAGATGCTCATAGCCACAGACTACGCACGGAAGATGGCTCTTGACATGAGGATGATTGACGAGGACTATGACGACCACCCCGACAACAAGGCTTCGCACTGCGCAAAGGTCATTGCCGATTATTATCACAAATATGATGCGCAGAAAGGGACGCAGTTCGTTTTCTCCGACCTCGGCACTTACCGACCCGACGCTGACGGTTTCAACGTGTATTCAGAGATAAAGCGGAAGTTGGTGGAAGACTATGGACTGCCCGCGAGCGAGATACGTTTCATACAGGAGTGCAAGAACGAGAAGGCGAGAAAGGCGGTGATTGACGCAATGAACGACGGAACGGTGCGTGTGCTATTCGGCTCTACATCCATGCTTGGCACTGGCGTGAACGCCCAAAGGCGGTGTGTCGCACTTCATCACATTGACACGCCGTGGAGACCGTCGGATTTGGAGCAGCGCAACGGCAGGGGCGTGAGGGCTGGCAACGAGATAGCCAAGCTGTACGCAGACAACAAGGTGGACGTGATAATCTACGCCGTGGAGAAGTCGCTGGACTCGTACAAGTTCAATCTGTTGCATTGCAAGCAGACTTTCATTTCGCAGTTGAAAAGCGGAGCGTTGGGAGCAAGAACCATTGACGAGGGGGCGATGGACGAGCAATCGGGCATGAACTTCTCGGAGTATATGGCGATACTTTCGGGCAACACGGACTTGCTCGACAAGGCGAAGCTCGAAAAGAAGATTGCCTCGTTGGAGGGCGAGCGAAAGTCGTTCAACAAGGGCAGGCGTGAGTTGGAGTTCAAGTTGGAATCGAAGACATCCGAGTTCAACAACAACGCCGAGAAGATACGTGGAATGCAGGAGGATTGGGAGAAGTTCACATCAGTTGCTATGGCTGACGGCAAGGGTAATCGGATAAACGCCCTAAAGCTAATCGGTCTTGAAACCACGGACGAGAAGGCGATAGGCGCACGGTTGCAGGAGATAGCGAAGAACGCCACGACGGGCGGACGTTACAAGGAGATCGGCGAGTTGTACGGTTTCAAGGTGATGGTTGTCAGCGAGGAAACGTTGAAGGACGGCTTGCCGTTCATTGACAACCGCTTTGTGGTGGAGGGCAACTTCAGGTACACCTACAACAACGGTCGCATAGCGATGGCGGACACCCACGCAGCCGCCACGAACTTCATCAACGCCATTGAAAAGATACCCTCAATCATCGCACAGTACAAGGAAAAGAACGAGACGCTTGCGGCGGAGATACCGAGGTTGAAAGAGATTGCGGAAAAGAGTTGGAAGAAGGAGGACGAGCTTAAATCCCTCAAATCAGAGCTTGCCGCATTGGAGCGGAAGATACAGTTGGAACTTGCGCCGCCACAGCAGGAAATGGGACAAGGGATTTCAAAGCAAGATGCAAATGATTCTTTGACGGAAAAGCATATCCACGTAGTCCGTCCATACGACGGCAATGGAGAAGAGGCTAATCCTCCTAAAAGACGGCAGGGCTTCTCGTTGTAAGGATGTCGCGGAACGCATAGGGTTGTTGTCATATTGCACACTGTTTTATAGCACACCTTAATTATATAAAGGTACAAACTCTAAAACAGGAGACAATATGACAACAATCAGCGTTAAGTTCCGCCAATCGACCGTGGAGGGCAAGGCGGGGACGGTATTCTACCAAGTGATTCACAAGCGGCGGATGGCGAGGATTAACACCGACATCCATGTGCTGCCGTGCGAATGGAACAAAATGTGTGGGCAGGCAAGCGGGGGCAATGGGGTGTTGATGTATGTGCGCAGCCGCATCGACAAAGATTTGTCCGTGGCTTATCAGATTGTCGCAGCTTGCGACAAAGAGGATAAGGCGGTTTCGGCGAAGGGGATTGTGGAACTATTTAAAGCCTCACCCCGACCCTCTCCCAAAGAGAGGGAATGTCAAAGTAGTGGCGGCTTCAAATATGGTAATCAATGGCTGGCTTATTCTGAAACAGGCAATGCCACCGAATTTCTTTGCAGTGATGGCGCGGCTTACCAAAGTCCTCCCCCGTTGGGGGAGTTAGAGGGGGCTGTGGCTGTGCTTTCTTTTTCTTCTTTCATCCACAACCGCATATCCGAGCTTCGCAAAGAAAGGCGTTACAGCACGGCGGCAAACTATCAGCACACTCTTAACAGTTTCGTTTCTTTTGCTGAAAACGAGAATATCGGCTGCGTCACGCTTTCGATGATTAAGGATTCGCTCATTGGGCGTTACGAGGCGTGGCTGAAAAGCCGTGGGGTGAAGCGCAACACCACATCGTTCTATACGCGCATTCTCCGTGCCGTATATAACCTTGCGGTCAGGCAAGGGCTTGTGCGGCAGACCTATCCGTTCCGCAATGTTTACACTGGGATTGACACCACCCGCAAACGAGCTTTAAAGGAAGAGACCATTGCGGCGTTGAACAGTCTCGACCTTGCGGACAAGCCGAAGCTGCGGATGGCAAGGGACATGTTCCTGTTCTGTTTCGCCACCTGCGGGATGCCGTTCGTTGACATGGCTCACTTGAAACATAGCGACATAAAGGACGGATATATCCGTTACGAGCGTCGCAAGACAGGGCAACCGTTGCAAGTGAAAGTTACGCCTTTCGTTGCGGATATTATAAAAAGGTATAGGCAAGATGCTTCTCCCTACATCTTCCCAATCCTCACTCCCTCCCCACTTGGGGAGGGCTGGGGAGGGGCTACTTTCAAACAATACCGCACAGCCCTCGTCGCCTACAACCGTCACTTGAAAGAAATCTCAAAGCTGCTCCCCGACGGCGACCGCCTCACATCATACGTCAGCCGTCACAGCTGGGCGACAATCGCCAGAGACCACGGAGGCACGGCGGCGGACATCGGCAAGGCTCTCGGACACACCTCTGAGCGAACCACGCAGATTTATCTCGGCTCGATTAACGACACCGTTGTTGACAAAATGAACGAGGAAGTGATGCGGTGTTTGCAGAAAATCTCTACGTAAGAGATAAACAGCAATGCGCAAACCATTTGTTCTTCAACGCTTTGCCGTTTTGAGCGAACATGATTTTGCAAACATTGCCGTCTCTTTTTGCAAACATGTTTGCAAAATTCTGCAAACAATTAAGCCAAAGAAAATAGTTAAGATATGTAAATGGGGGGGGGGTAGCGCAGCTGATTTCATTTCGATAATAAATCTCTGAACGCCTTATATATAAGCGATTGTGTATAAAATAATTCAAACATAAAGTACGTTAAATAAAGCATAAATAAAAACAAATTTTGTACCTTTGCGACCGAAATGTTTATCTCTTACGTAGAGAGTCACACAGCCGACTGCGAAAAGAGGTAATACATACAAAGAAGGAAAGATGCGACCACACACAGAAACGAGCTTGCTTGCATTGTGACGGTTTGGCGCATTCCAACGAAAGTAACGGAGTTCCGCAATGGATGCGAATGGCAATGTGATGCCGCAGGAATATATTGCGGCAGACACAAAAATAGAGCGGAATGGAATGCCTGTCAATGGGATAGGCAGCGGCGTAGCTGTATCGGGCGACAATGAAATTTCCAAAAATCCCGATTTTCCGACCGTTTCCCCTTGTTGGTACGTGGCAAAGGTGAAGGCATACCAAGGCAAGAACGTGAAGCTGTACATGCGGAAAAGAGCCTTGCCCATAGAGGCGTGGATAGCCACCCAAAGCGTGGAAAGCCAGTGGACCGACCGCATGAAGGAAGTGGAGAAATACCATTTCCCGTCATACGTGTTTTTCAAGTTCACCACAGAAGGCGTGAACTTGAAGCGTGTGTTTTCAGAAATCTGCACCGTTCCCTACGTTTGCGGCATACTCACCGCTCCCGGCGAAAGCGAGCCTGCCAAGATACCCGACCGTCAGATAAGGATGTTCCGCCAGATGCTCAGCGACAAACATCGGGTGGTGTCGTTCGTCAAGGAAAAGCTGTGCAAGGGCGACAGGGTTAGAGTTGCGGGATTGGAAAATATGGAAGGCGTTGAGGGCGAGGTGGAAAACGTATCGGACAACGAGTCGAACATATATGTAACCATCGACTACCTCGGATACGCGACGCTCAGGATAAAGCGGAAATATCTGATGCCACTGAACGAGCCAACGGCAAAGAAGACATCCAAGCCGACACGACCGAATGGCGACAGCAAGATTGTCGCCACCAACTGGCTCGCATTGCATCCATACAACGAAATGATGCCCGTGGATGAGCAATATCTCGCCTTCGCCAACGGCATAGCCCAATACCTCGGCAATCCGCTCCTGCGCATACCCAAGGAGAAACGCAATCCGCTTGCGTTGCGGCTTGCGGCATACGTGGAGGACAAACGAAGCGGCTTGCGCCTATTTTCTACATTCGTAGCCTTGACGAGAAAGGGAAAGAAGCTGCACCCCATTGAAAACCTGTTGGCGGAAGATGTCGGCAAGGAAAAAATGGCGGGATTTATGGCGGATTACAGCCCGAAGAGCATCAACGCCATTGACCTGTGCTATTTTCTCGCTCCCATTTACGGCGACAAGGGCATAAGCCACGATGAGCTGTTCACCATAGGGACACGCATCTGCAAGGCGTTGAAAAACATGGGCTGCGCAAAGCTGCCGAAGAACGACCTCTACGCCGACGACCGCCGCTCGCTCCTTCTTTCGGGCGGTTGGCGAGGCTTCAAGCGTTTCCTGTCGTGGACGGCTGGCGGCAAGCATTACCTATGCACACAAGGAACAATAGAAAGCCTTTCCGCCATTCTAAACAGCGAATACAAGGCTTGGGGCGGAATCAATCCCCTCGCGTTCACGCAGACATTCGCAAGGAAGTCAAGACTTGGCGATGAGATAGTGAAAAACATAGAGAGCGTGAAAGTCATTGAGCCTACGGATTACGATGTAATTGACGCTGACAATGCAGAAGGGAAAAGCGTCGGCAAGAAAAGCAAACGCTTTGTATTAAAACGGACGGGCAGCGGACACAACAGCACGAAATACGCAATCCCCTATGACGAGGTCTCGACAAGAAAATACACCGCAGGCGAGGTTTGCACTTGCCAGCTTGCACGGTATGGTGACGAGTGGCATCTTGTAGCTCTGCCGATAAATACTTTAAAATAAAGACATTTGTTGTTTTACTCTTCAAAGCCTAACTCTGGAAACATATCTCCCCATACACAAAGTGATTGAGTACCGTAAGATAACTCCCGAGAATCTCGCCTTGATGAGCGATGACATGATAGGCCATGCACGACATATTGTCAACGGTCATTTGGACGGGAAAGAAGTGAAACTGCTGAAGGTGCGCGGCAAAAGCAAGAAACGCATTCTCGTGAAGATACATGGCATCATCGCCGACCGCATGCTTCACACCGCAAGCCATTACGAATTGCATAGCAAGTACGAGGGATAGGATAAGACCTTGTAAACGTTGGGTGCAAGCA